GGCTGGACCGTTTTGGACGACCCTAACATTAAAAAAATAAAGGGTAACGAAGAACTTAATTATTTCATGTTTTACAGCGAATCTTCAAATATTGGCTTAGATGAACTTCTTAATCACGTTGATAAAGTAATCAAAGCGAACCAAGAAAGAGAGAAAAAACACGAACTTCTACGTGAAAAAGTAAACGAGCTCAAAGAACTATTTAAAAAGAATTCGTTATCCAAGCTAAACAGACTAAAGTTTGTTTTTGGTGAAGAAGATTTTGTACCAAAATTAGATGAATTTGAAGTTGATGATACACTAGACGAGTCACCAATTATTACACAAGAACATTTAATAAAAGAAGAACCTAAAGTAAATAACGTATCTTATTTAGATGAAGAAGGTAACCCTATAGAGCTTACTGAAGAAGAAAAAGAAATACTAGAAGAGGAAGCTAGAGCTGAAAAAAACAGAAAAGCTTTAGCAACAAAGAAAAACACACAAGCATCCAAAATAGCTAGCAAAATAGATTTACCGCCTAAGAAAAAAATAGAAATGGCTATCACTAACAATGATTACGATTATGAATGTGATTGCGGGCCAGAAGAAGCCTGTTCTAAATGTATAGATAACAAATAACAATAAAAACCCCACCAAATGGGGTTTTTTTATTTTTGATGATGTCTTTCAAACGCTTCCTGTATTGTATGTGTTAACCATACACCACCTGATGAAAACAACCCATTTAAAAATGCAATCAAATAAGGCTCATCAACACCTATTGAACCTACTGGTGTCAAGCTACCATAACCAAAGCTAAGCATTATAACACTAATTGCGGCACCCATCCAAAAACCCAAACACATAAAGCATGTAAATAGTTTATGTAAACTATAACCACCAGTACCTAGTTTTGATAGATTATTTCTCCATCCTTCAAATATAGAACCGTAAATCATATTGTTACAAGCCCCATAACTAATCAAAATAAAAATAATTGTTTCCATGTTTTTTAATTACAATAATACGATTTATAGACGAAATAGTCAATATTTATAATTATGAAAAGATTTATAAAAAAAATACTTAGAGAAACCGTAATGAAAAATAACGCTGTTGGTGTTTTAATAAAATGTGAAACAACAGACAAAATATTTCTTATGTTAAGAAATGATAAAATACCAACTTGGTCTTTGGTTTCTGGTGGTTTGGAAATAGGTGAGAAACCTATAGAATGTTTAAAAAGAGAAATCATAGAAGAACTATCAATAAACCCAAACTCAATCAATTACAAAAAAATTGGTGTTGAAGAAATTCCAGATAAAAATTTAATTTTTCACTATTATGAAGGCTTGACTTCTGAAGAATTTATACCTAAATTGGACCATGAAAATTTAGAATGGGGTTGGTTTGACAGAAATAAACTACCCTCACCATTGTATATAGGTATGGATGAAAAAATAAAAAACATATGAGTAGAAACGCTTTATCTAGAGAATTTGAAATCATTGAAAAAGAAAAAATCAATGACAAATATGTTACAGCTTTAAAGAAAGCTCAGTTTGCAAATGAAATAAAAGCTGGTCTTGGTGCCAAAATAAAAGAAAATCCTAGTGGAGTTAAAGTAATAAAAAAATCATGTTGGCAAAAAGTTTTATCATGGTTTAAGGACATTTTCACAAAGTTTTAATATGACATACGAACAATTAATAGAAACTATATCGCTTATAGTTGAAACTGAAAAGATACAAAAAGTTGGTTTAACTCTTCATTATGAATTAGAAGAAAAACAGCATTTAATTTTAAATGAAGAAATATATAGAAGAACAAACCCTTACGCTACCAACTTTATAGCAACAGATGAATTTGAAGTTATGATTGCTGGTATTCTTGTAAAATTTAGCAAAATAAAATTGCAATCTTAAAAATTTATTAGTACCTTTGTCTAATGATAAAGGAGAAAAAACTTTTAATTGAATGGCCAGACTACAAATATGTTGCTGGTTTAGATGAGGTTGGATAGTTTTGATGAACTTTTCCAAAACTTGTGATATTTATTTAATAAAACAAGTATGAGAAAAGCGCACAATAAAATTACAATACCACCATCAAAAGAAAATGTTAAAAAATGGCTTATAGAAAAATTTGGTGATGATTTTGAACCAAATTTTTTAGATAAAATAGTAAATGAATACGAAGATAGTGTAAACAGACATAATGAATATTCTAAGAAAAAAAGTTTGTTTTATATATCTAAACAAATCCTTAAATTTGATAGAATATATAGAAAACAAGAAAGACTTTATTGGCTTAAAAGAGGTTGGGGTGAAAAAGAAGCTGAACAAAAAAGAGTTATTAGAGATAAAAAATGGTATATTGATAAATATGGTTTTGATTTAGGTTTAGAAAAAATTAACCTTAAAAACACTAACATTTCTAAAAATTGTGGTCACACACTTGAAAAATTTATCCAGAGATACGGAGAAGAATTTGGTAATTTAAAATATAATGAATATAAAAAAAACTGTTCTAGAAATTTAGAGTTTTTTATTAAAAAATATGGTAATGAAGAAGGTAGTAAAAAGTTTAAAAAATTTAAAAAACATATTGGTAAAGCATCGAAAGAATCATTACTTGTTTTTAATCCATTAGTAAATTGGTTAAGTAATGATTTAAGTGTTGACGTAAATGAAATTTATTATGGGGATAAAAATAGTCGAGAACATTTTATTGTTCACGATGGTAAAACTTATCTTTACGATTTTACGATAAAAACCCAAAAAATAATAATAGAATTCAATGGTGTTATCTTCCATGTAAATGAAAATTGGTCTGATGAAAAGAAAAAAACTTGGAAACACCCCTTTAAAAACATCAATTATATTGATGCTATTTTAAATGATAATTTTAAATTGGATTTAGCTAAAAAACATGGGTTTAAAACCTTAACTATTTGGTCTGATACACCTATTGAAGAAAATATAGAAACATGTAAACAATTCATATTGAATGAAATTAAATAAAGAATTAATTAATTTCCCACCTCATCTAGCCGAATTAGATTTTATCTGCGGTATAGATGAGGTGGGCTAATGGAAGGGGATGTGGGGCTGGGCCTGTTGTGACAGCTGCTGTAATATTACCACGTGGTTTTAATTCACCACTTATTCGTGATTCAAAAAAGTTATCAAAAAAACAAAGACAAGAAGCATATGAACTGATAACAAAAAATGCAATATCAATAGCTTGTTGTTCTGGCTCTGTAAAAGAAATAAATGATTTAGGTATAAATAAAGCGACCTTTAAAACAATGCACAAATGTATTGATGAATTGTCAATTAAACCAGAATATTTGCTTATAGATGGGACTGTTTGGGAAGATTATGTTGGCAAAAATTCAGATAATTTATTCAGTCTAATACCGAAAGGTGATGACACATATACATGTATAGCAGCGGCTGCAATAATAGCTAAAGTAAGAAGAGATGAATATATGTGTAAATTACATTTAAAATATCCAGAATATGGTTGGTGCTCTAACAAAGGATATTTAACACCAGACCATATTGAAGCGTTAAAAATACATGGTAAAAATAGATATCACAGAAACCAATACGTAAAAAATTTTGTTTAAAATTTGGCAGTCTCAAAAAAAATACATACCTTTGCAATCGTTATGAAAAATATAGTGTTTATTTTCTTATTAAGTTTTATTTTAGTGTCTTGCTCAAAAGAAGATATGACGCCTGGTAGTTACAAACCCTCACAACCAGCACCTGAAGACACAACTAGCTGGCAATCATTATATCAAGATGCTGGCACATTACCTAATTGGGGAAATGGCTCACAACCAAATGAATTGGTTGGTAGTACATGGGTTTTAACTCATCTACAAGTAGGTTTGACGACACAACCATTACCAATTGATACTGTAAGATTCATAGATAATGTGTATTATACTATTAATAGTGGGGCTGTTAGAACTTATCAGTTATCAGCTGGTGTTGCTACTAGTAGTAAATCACTTACATTAAACTATCACTTTCCTTTCGGTAGTGGAAACTATAAAGGCGAGGTAGCATCAACATTTGTTACTGACGGTGTGATTTATAATTGTGAATTTTACAATACAAACACTACCACTATGATGGTTAGAGCGTCTTTCGTAAAACTTTAAAAAAAATATTTTTAAAAATACTTGACACAGGGTTTAAATTTTAGTACCTTTGCAAAACTTAAAATAAAAATCGAATATTATGAGTAACCTTTTAGCTGCAATGCAAACAAATGATTCGCTTACTGAAAACGGTATGGTGACTAATTCATCTTCTCTTAACCACTGTGTAAACTTGTTTTTCCAGATTGGTGCTATGAGAGGCCAAGACAAAGTTCGTCTTATCAATGCTTTCACAAAAGCATTCGGTGAGAATCCGTTGACAGCTATGAAGCTATTGTTCTGGGCACGTGACGTTCGTGGTGGAGCTGGAGAAAGAAAAATCTTCCGTGACATCATTGAATACCTTGCTGCTAATCGTAAGGAAGTGTTGGCTAAGAACCTTCACTTGATTTCAGAATTCGGTAGATGGGACGACCTTTTGGTATTGGTTGGAACACCTCTTGAAAAGGAGGGCCTTGACCTTATCGCTAAAGGTTTGGCAGACAAAAATGGTCTTTGCGCCAAGTGGATGCCACGTCCTAACGTTAGTAGCCGTGAAAAGAAAAGATGGTCTGCTGCTCTTAGAAAGCACTTGGGTCTTTCTCCAAAAGAATACCGTAAGTTGCTTGTTGAAAACTCTAACACCGTTGAGCAATTAATGTGTGCTAATGAGTGGTCGGCTATTGAGTACTCTAAGCTGCCATCTAAGGCTATGAGCGACTTGATGAAAGCGTTCACAAAGCACGACAAGGAGCGTTTCAGTGCTTACTTGGAAAGTGTTAACAAGGGTGAGACTAAAATTAACGCTGGTGCCGTATATCCATACGACATTGTGAAGAACTTGAGATTTGGTGACAAGTCTGGGGCTAACACACAATGGAATGCGCTTCCAAATTACCTTGAAGGTAATATGGAAAGATTCTTGCCAGTAGTTGACGTATCTGGTTCTATGTCATGTCCAGCTGGTAACAACCCTAACGTTACTTGTATGGATGTTGCAATCTCTTTGGGATTATATATCTCTGAACGTAATGTTGGTCCTTTCAAGGATGCGTTTGTTACTTTCTCAAACAACCCTATACTTCAAATTCTTAACGGTTCTTTGCAAGAAAGATTCAGTCAGTTGTTAAGGGCTGATTGGGACATGTCAACCAACGTTGAGGCTGTGTTCAATTTGATACTTCAAAAAGCTAAATCTTCTAACGTACCTGCGGAAGAAATGCCAACAATGATTCTGATTATGTCAGACATGGAGTTTAATGCTGGAACACGTGGTAACTTTGGGCTTTCTGCTCAGCAAATGTTTGAAAAGATGTATGCTGAAGCTGGGTATAACATGCCTAAAATTGTTTACTGGAACATTCAAGCCAAAAGCGATAACTTCCCAGTTCACTTTGACAAAAATGGTGTTGCATTGGTATCTGGTTTTAGTCCATCTTTGCTTACTAACTTATTAGGTGGTAAAGACATGTCACCAATATCTATGATGTTGGATGTTATTAACTCAGAACGTTACTCTGTGATAACAGTTTAATCTTAAAGGGGTTTGAGTCGCTATGCGTCTAAGCCCCTTTTTTATATGTGTTCATAATAAAAGGTGTATTCTGCAAAAAGAAAACCACAATTATTAATGTTCGACTATCAATGTAGGAGCCGCTTCCTCTATTTTTTAAAGCGGCAAACTTCTAATAGGGATTGAAGTAAACGCCCCAGCATCTTGATATGAACACAATGAAAATCCCCAGAAATGGGGTTTTTTCATTTTTACTATTTACTGTTATTTTTAAAATACATAAGTTTGTACATGAAAAAGATAATAATAAAAGAAATAGACAGACTTAAAAGTACTGTACATAAACCAAAATCAATATCAGAATATTTAATTTATGTCATGCTAGATGATATAAAATTAAACGCCTATACAGAGTTAGGTGAAATCGCTAAAAAAGAAAGGGTAAACGAATTGTTGCTTACTCACTTTATAACAGAACAAAATAACAAAATATCTATTGAAGACATAATAGAAGAAATGTCTTTGGAAGAAATCAAAAAAATGTAACTATGGAAAATAATTATCCGCTGGTTCTAGTGTTTTATTTAGACGCTGAACTTATGAAAAATCCACAAATAATAAAACCTTTTGCTGAATCTATTGACAAGATGTTGGCCTTTAAAAAAGCGAATGCGCTAGCTTTCTTTTTACCAACAAATGGTGAAGAACGTGTCGAGTGTATCAACCCAATTATGGTTAAAGAAGAAGATATGGTTAAAGTAACCAAACTTATTGAAGACATTAAACAAAATTTTTCAATAGGTGTTGAAATGGACTTGCCAGTTGATGAAGTAGTTTTAGAGGAACCAAAACCATGTGATTGTGGTAATAACCCAAACGGAAACTGTAAATGTGATTAATATGACCAACCAAGAAAAAGCAATTATATATGACAATTGCACCAGAGAAAGTGATAAATTGTTAAGAGAGATATCCAAGTATAAATCAGAATATGCTACTAGCATCCCGCCACATATTGAAAAAGAGATAAAAATAAGAGAAGCTAGAATAGCTGTTCTAGTTGGTAGATTAGAAAGTCTTTTTAAATAATTAATGAATAAATTTGATATTTTAAAGTTTTTAGGTAGAAATTATAAAATTGAGAGTGATTCTTTTTTTGATGTTTCTTTAGATAAAAAAGTTTATGGTTCTGATATATTGGAACATTTAAACATAATTTTTTCTAACGATGAAAACACAAATAAAGAATTAATAAAAGAGTGGGCACTAAAAACTATAACGTTAGAGTGTTTTGAAAATAATTGGGAATTCAAGAGACTAATTCCAGAGATTGGACGATATGAACTAAAAAAAATGAATAGATTTTTAATTACTTTTCCAGATTATTTTAATATTCCGCAATGGGTTGTTTTTGAACTGGATAGACCATCAGCTAGATTAATAACAAAAGACATTTTAGGGGTTAATTTGTTTAAAAAATTAGTTTGGGATGATATGATAATAAAAATGAGGGACCCAATTGGTCCTTCAACATCACAGTCTCTCATGGATTTAGTTCATAAGAGCTTCTATCACAAAGAACAAATTATTAAAAATAAATTCAACATGAAATTAGAGATGTTGGACCCAGTGGGTGAGGTTGTTGAACGTTGGGATTTATCTGATTGTGAATTTAAATCTATTGATTTTGGTGAATTATCTTATCAAATAGATGACCCAGTTGTTATTACTTTGGTTATTAAACTTGGTAGTGTAATTCTTGAGTTTTAAGGTCTTGTGCTTCTTCTTCTAATTTTGGTATAAGGCCAATTTGTTTTTTCATGTATAAGGTCATACATTCTACCAATATTTGCTTTGCTAGCTGTACCCATAAACATTAAGCTTTTTATTTTTTGTTTCTTTGCTATTTTAGCCAATGTGTGATGAAGTCTTTGTGCGTCTTCTTTATTTTTACATAAAACCATATCAAATTGGTCTTCATTGTATATAATTAATTTATTGTAAATCACAATTATTTGTTTCACCATTTTTTTTGAGTGAGCCCCAACTACCAATCTTTTAACAACTTCCTTTATTGTTGGTCTTTCCAACTTTGGGTCGAAACCAAACATCCAAAATGTTTCTTCTATTTGATATTCTTCAGAGTGCAGAATTGTCCAATCACCTAATGGTGGTTCTGTATATGTTCTTCCAAAATCATCTCTAAGTGTTCTAAAAGTATCTGTTTCTTCTGTTGGTTTTGTTACACATATCTGATATTTAACTGGTTTTATACCTTTTGTATTTATAAACTTTTGCGGAAATAGCACTTTATTTTCATCTTTTATTCTATGAAAATTAATAAATGCGGTTTCTCTTGTCCTACACCTATGTAAAGTTTTTTTATAAACTCCGTTTGATATTAATACCACTCTGTATTCCACGATTTATTTGGATTATTCAATAAATTTACGTACCTTTGCAAAAAAATAAATACCAATATGTCGAGAAAAGACTATTACAAAATACTTGGAATAACTAAAGAAGCCTCATC